TTTCGATACCAGAAAGACGAGCTGGACCTTCATACTGGGTCTTACTGGTCGAGTCAACTTCCTTGTACCAAACCAAAAGCTCGTCACCGACTGCGTCTTCTTTGTCTGCCACAAAATTCTGCGCTTTGTCATCTGTATCACGAACGCCCTCGAATGAGCGCCCTCGTGTTTTAGTGATCACTTGTTCTTCAGGTGTCCCGTCGCCAGAAAAGTCGGTAAAGTCGTCTGTCTTCTCGTTGTTTTCTGGCGACGATTTCTTAATCCCTTTAGCAATCCAGAGGTAATCCGCTGCAGTTGGTGGAGTGTCTGGAGTCGTTTCTTTGTAAGGGCCAATGTAGTGCTTGCGTTTTACGTTTTTATTTTTAACCATTATTCATTCCTTTCGATTTCAAGGCTGGCAGTTACGTCCAGCAAGTAAATGTAAAAACCTTGCTCATCTAAATCGTTTAAGTAAGGTTTGTCAACTTTTAAACCTAAGAACTCGTAAGAGCCATTCTTACTTGGCAATTCTAGGTCCATTTTTGATAAGGCAGCGTTAATCTGCCACAATGTATTATTGTTTAATTCCTGATCTCGTGACTTGATAGCAATTTCAAAGGGTAAGCTGACCGTTTGAGTGCCGGCCATGTCCTCGTCTACCACTTCTCCGCCAGGTAGCGGATAAAGGACCAATCCCTCTTTTTCGGCTAAATAGCCGAGCTTAGACGGAATTTTGTCTTGGATGCCTTTGATATGCTCAAGCAAGACCTCTGCAAAATCATTTTTTTGAATCATTTCACTCCCATCGCTTTCGCTCCGACTTCAGCCCAATTCTTAGCATATAGAGCTGAGGCCTTTTTATCCCACCTTGGACCAGTTCCAGGCGTTGGTTTTTGGCTCAGCAACTTATCTTTATTTGCAAAGAAAAATCTTCTTTGTTTTTCTGAAAAGAAACCTTTCCGCTTCTTGCCATAGTAAAGCAATCGAGCGTAAGGTGTCGCATAGACAATCGAATCTTGTCGAACATGTCCGCTAGAACGTAGGTCTCCTCTTCGTTTTGGGACAAATCGCTCCATATCCATCAGCATCTGGTTGGCAATAGCTAACTTCCCTTTTGCGAAATTCTCTGGAGATACTTTCTTCTCAACTCCTGAAAGGTCTATCTTTACATTAACGCCGCCCATCAAATCACCTCGATTTCATAAGCTAGTAGCTTCTTGGTTAGAGGATGATATTGAGGGATGATGTTCTTAACAACGTAGCTGACGCCGTCCTCTTCTACAACCCCACCAACGAAACTCTTGTCGAGCGCCACAGGGCAGTATTTGTGATAGACAATCACAGTCGAGGAATTGGACTCACTACGATGATTGCCTGTTCCGGAACGAGAAAAGGATCTATCGAATTTGCAAGGGGATAACAAAAGAGGGTCAGAGTAAGCCTCTTTCCCCCAATCGTCCTCACCAATTGTCTTTTTGATAGTCACAGAATTAGGTAGCATTCGTTTATCTATCATAATCAACCCTCGCCGAACCAAATCCAACCATCCTGAGCCAGTTTTCAGCATCTCTTGATAAATTATACCTTTCACCCAAAGAAAGCGAACCCGAGCCATTCTGAGAACCTGAACGATAGCTTATAGATGTCCGCCCTACTGACATGCTGGCAATAGACTGCTTGTCCTCTGCCGTCATGATCCCAGAACTATCTAAATAAGCTACTTGATAAGCCGTGGCACGTTTAACTGACTTCTTGCGAGCTTTGTTGTCATTATCAAAGCTGTTTAGAGAATAGAAATCCCTGATGTAAGCATCGATAGCGAGTTCAGCACGCTTTAAAAGCTTGTCAAAGTCGCCCTCAACCTCAAATCCGAGCTTATCGAACTCCTCTTTAGTTAAGTAAGCCATCTAATCACCTCCTTAAAAGGTGGATGT